AGCCCTTCGACTCGTCGGCGCCGTCCATATCGTTGCCGACGCTGCCGCCGGACTTTTTGTGCCGCATCTTGCTCATTTTGATGCTCCTTACCAGGCGGTGAAGTTCGTGTTGCCGAGCAGACCTGCCTGGCCGAACGCTGCGGGCTGTGGGCGCTGTGTGACGATATACCGTAGCGTGCCATTCGAGGCCGTCTGCAATGCGTAAGTGCCGCGGACGTCGCCGGTCGCGTTGGTCGGCACGGTCAGCACCGCCGCCGTGTAGCCGGTCGCCGAGGCGATCGTCGCATTGTTCGCCATCAGCGTGACGTCGAAATCGGCGCCGATCTGATAGTTGTCCGAGCGCAGCGGGAAGCCGATGACATCCTGCGTCCCGACCGAGTAGTTGCCCGTGGCGTCCGTCACCGACGGCGTCACCGACTTGATGTACTTGAACGCCTTCTTGCCGGAAGTCGTCGTCGCCGACGTGCCCGAGAGCGTGATGACCTCGGTCAGCGGGTAGCCGTAGACGTCGAGCCCGTTGATCGTGAACGTCTGCACGACCTGGGAGGTCGTCGAGACGATGTTCACGGCGCGCGAGATCATGTCGCCGGGGTTCCAAAGCTGGATCGTGCCGGCGTAGCCGAACGGGATCGTCGAGTTCGGGACGCCGTTCGTCGGAATGTTCGTGAACAGGCCCGTGAGATTGTCGCCGGAGATCGCGGTCGTCGCCGCGGCGCTCAAGAGATAAGTGCCGAGGCCTCCGAAGCCGCTGCCCTGCCCGTTCCACGCGCCGCCGATGATGTAGGTTCCGGTCGGCAGATAGGTGGCGTTGGTGACGTCCTTCAGCACCATGCCGGCGCAAAGCTGGTTGTAGCAGTGGCCGCCGCCGGCGCCGACCGCCGTCACCGTCATCACGTTGCTGCCGAGCGGGACCGAGGCGGTGACGGACGCCACGGCCGGGTCGAGCTTCAGCAAGCCCGTCACGACCGCGAAGTTGTCGGCGCGCGTCATGCTGACGCCGACCGCAATGCCGTCGGCGTTGGCCGAAGCCAACGTCATCGCCGTGCCGCCGACAGTGTGCGCCGCCGCGGCAATGATCGTGCTCGACAGCGTCATCGGGATCGCGTTGATCGTGGTGCTGCGCACCGCGTTCGGCCAAGCTGCGGTCACGTTGCCGAAGGCTTGGCCGGGTTCGTAGGTGTAGTACACGCGCGGGTCGCCGAGCCCGATGCCGGGAAAGATCGACGGGCCGTGCTCGGGGTTGAGGCCGGGCGACGGAGCGCCGTTCAGCATTTCGGTGTAGCCGACGACGAGCGGTCCGCTGAGAGCCGTGATGGACATGGTTCTATCTCCTAGCCAAGTTCCTCACGACGTCGGGAAGGACCCGTAGATTGCGCGCCAATCCTGATAGGAGAAGCTGAAGCGTTCGTAAGCCTTAACTAACAGATTGTCCGTGTAGAAGTCCACGAACATGTCCATCTCGAAGCCGATGCGCTGGAGATAGGTCAGACCCTGCGTGTTGGTCAGCAGGAACCAGGCGAAGTTCGAGGTCAGGAAGTCGTTGACCATGTGGCCTTCCGGCAGGCCGCCGGCGGTCGACAGGATGGCGTTGACGTCGTTGTCCGCGGTGCCGGGGCGCAACTCGGTCTTGGTCAGGCGGATCGCGACCGGCTCCAAGGTCGGGTTGACGACCAGCTTGCGAGCGCGCGCCTGGATCTTCAGGCCGGCGTTGTCACGCCAGGTCTGCCGGATCGTGGTCATCGCCGTGAGCAGCGAGGACTCGTTCAGGTCGGCCGGGACGGACGGCATATTCGAGATCGTGGCGCCGTCGATCGGGTGCGAAGGCGAGAACAGCGCGACGCCGTCACCACCGACGCTGGAGTCGTAGACGGTGCCGAGATTGAGGATCGAGGCGCCCTGGATCTCCTTGTACTGCGTGAAGGAGAATTGCAGGCCGAGGTTGGACGGCTGGAACTGCGCCTTGTAGAGATTGTCGTCGATCGCCTTGCGGGTGATCGCATAACCGAGAGCGACTTCGATGTGCTCCTGGTTGTAGGTGTAGCGCTGGCCGGCGTTGTTGTCGAAGTAGGTGCCGCCGCCTTCGTTCTTGAGGCGTGCGAGACCGAGATAGCGCATCGAAGTGACGCGCTCCAGAGCCATATTGGACTTCCCGACAGCGAAGATCTTGTCGTACTGGAGCGGGATTTCCTTGTACTTCCCTTCGACGGCGCGCAGGCCGGGGAAGAGTTCGTC